TTTCTGTAGGGTCGAGTAGTTCAGCCATTTATTTCTCCAAGTTTAAAAATCTTTCTTTCATATAAATATAGTGTTCAAGAAAAATTGGGGGAGTGTATTTCAACTCCCCCGATTATTTCATTAAGCACCTGGGAATGCTGCACCTGTTGATTGAATGTTGAAGTCAAGAATGATGAATTCAGCAGTTCTTGCAGGTTGTAGATACAATTGACCATAAAGAATTCCACGGTCGATAATATCAGGTGTGTTGTTCGACTCATCCATGATAACACGGAAAGCATACAAACCTTGACGTTGTTGGATTGACTCCAAGTAAGGAGTTACGATATTCAAGAAACGTGTACGTGTTTGTGTTGTGTTTTGTTCGAACACAAGATAACGTGTAGCAGAAGCGATAAACTTCTTAGCAGCGATGAGAAGACGACGGACGTTGATACGGTCAAGAGCCGATGGACGACCTTGAAGTGTCTTCTGACCCCATACACATACTCCTGTTGATGGGAATACTGCGATTGGGTTGATACGTGCTTCGTATAATTCATCTCTTTCAGCGTGTGTAAGACGTGTCTTTACTTCGATAACTTCTGTAAGACCACCGCGATTCAAACCAGCAGGAGCGAACCATTCAGCGGCAACACGGTCGTTGAAAGCAAGAACACCAGGAAGAACAACCGAAGGTGGAACCCAAACTGGCTTGTTTCTATCAGAGTCAAGAATCTTAACCCAAGGATAGTATGTAGCTGCATAGTTTGAATCAAATCCTTCTACCGCCGATACGGCTGTTGCTATATTGTCATCAAGACCAACTGCATCCATCACAAAGAACGTATCACCACGATCTTCAACCATTGTCTTAGCATATGATGTGATTGGTGAGTGGAGTGAGTGGATAACACCAGGAAGTGCAATCATGTTGATATCGAACTCATCAGAGTTAGAGATTGTATCCAGAGCCTTCTTATATGATGTATAACCAGCGGCAGATGTTGACGAGATGTCAAATCCCTGTGTATTTCCAGCAACAATATGAGTTCCTGTCTTCTTTTGGAGGTGTGGTTTATGACCATCGAATCCACCTTGGAATGGAACCATGAACTTACGTGTATCAATCGAAGTGTTTGATGTCAAACCGATTGAACCAGAGTAAGCTGTTGCAGCTGTTGGATAATTTGCACCTGCATTTTGATTGTAATTTCCAAGATAAAAATCAGCGTTTGAACCAGTTGTTTGCTTAGCAGATACTGGAAGTGGTCTGAGATAATTTTGGTTATCTGTTGTTGAGAAGCTATAATCAAATCCGTAGTAAACTCTCTTCGAGTAAGCACCGCCAGATGTTTGGTCTGTCACGAATGAAGCAGAAACTGGTTGTGTAAATGTGCTCGGGATAGGAGTCTTTAGGGCACGGAAACCGAACGGTACGAGTGTTGGTGAAACCGCACCATTAGCAACTGCATCTGTTACCTCAACACGAACATACTTCGACTTGTTTGAATAATCACCGTTTACAACAACCTTACCTTCTGATGTGATTGTGATATAACGATCACCGATTACGCGAGCAATATATCTAGGTGAGTTCGGGTCAAGATTACACTTGAATGACTCAACTACGTTTGGACGAAGGTCGTCATCTTCTGTTGTGAATGGTGAACCGTAAATTCCAGATTGGTCTACATAACGAATGATAACATCGAAATCACCATAATCAGAACCAGCGATTGTTCCTGCTGGACGGATGTTAGCGATACCGACCTTTACTTCGTAGTTCGAGTTAACACCGTGTGAAAGTGTATAGAACTTGAAGAGGTCATTTGATACAGCACCAATCTTCTGTGATGTAATCCATGGCGTAGAAGCTTCAAGATAATCACTTCTAAAGTCCCAATCAGCTGCAGAACCAGTTTCAATAATAAGTGAAGTTGGTGGGTGTGCGGCTAACGAAGAAGAAGCTGACTTTCCAAATGCAACATAATTGTAAACAGCGTGTGTTCCGTATGCTGTATATCCATAAAGATCACCAACATATGATGTGCTTGATGGGTCGATAGAAGCACTAAATGGCACACCGTTTTCATTTGTTGCACCACCTGTAAATGTTGATGTGTCTGTTGTGAATCCACCGGAAACGGTAAGAACAAACGAACCACTTACATTTGATGCTAATGTTGATGCATTAAATAGGTCAACTGTATCTGCACTTGTCACCACAAATGTTGGGTGAAGAACAGAGATTAATCGCTTACCATACGAACCTGTTGCTACAAGTGCGATAGGATAATCGAGTGAATATCCACCAGAACCAAGAACACGAACGATGGTAGCGCCACCAGCGTTGGTTAGATAGCTCTTAGCAGTATATGGAAGATATGATTGTTCATACCCACCACCGAATTTTGTGATAAAGTCGTTATATCCTTCAACTACCGTAGGAACGAAAGCCGGTCCTTTGAGTGTTGGGCCGATAAGGGCCGCACCAATTTGACCAATTCCTTGTGGTAAGTATGAAAGATCCTTTTCGACTGTAAACACGCCAGGACTTACAATTCTTTCATTAGCCACTATTTGTCTCCAAAAAAGTTATGATAATTATCTCCAATATAAATATAAGAAAAAAATCTCAAATTATGTATTGGATGGAATAAATCTTCCAGAATCTAAATCGAGAACACCATCGCCGTATTTCTCATTTAATTTCTGTACCAATTCTTGTTCTTGTTTTTGTAGGTCATCGTATGTGTTGAATAAGTTTTCTCTGTATTCTGTTAGGTCTTTCAACCTCTTATTCAGAACGTGTAATTCAACTTCAACTTGACCGATTTGAGCGGTATTTGTGGCATATTGAGATTGTAGACCTCGTACTAAATCCACGTCTTCCTGTTCAAACTCTTTTCCAATTTCTTCTGACATATAAAACCTCTGTTAAAAATAAAACATTATACATATAAATATAGTTAGATTTCCGTAGGATAGACATCTGGACTTCTATTAAGTGCAGTATCGTCAAAATCATTCAATCTACGTTTCAAGTCTTCCGACTTTTCTCTTTGATCTTGATTTATATCTTTAAATGGATCACCACCATATATTCGTTCATTCTCTTTGATTGCACTATCTACATCACGGAAAGCCTCTGATACAAATGTTATCTTGTTCGGGGTTATAACTCTCTTTGTTGTTGATTCTCTTGCAATTTCTTTCGGTAATAAATAACCATGAACTGTTAATTGAAAATTTGCTCGGACTAAACGATCTTGACCTGTTACGTTTGTATCTTCCATTGTCAAACCATCTATCATTGTTGCAAACTTAAAAAGATTCTTATCACCAAAAGCTTTACCACCGAAATATACAAAATTTTCTATTAATGTATTCAATTGATTTTGATATTCTGCCCAACAAATAAAGTCATACGTAACGTCAACATAATCGGGTATAGGTGTTATAAAGTATTCCTGTGGTGTTTTTACACCATATAGACTACTAAACTTATCGTAGGGTGATAATCTGTTGTACTTTTGTTTCATAACGTAAGCAAGTTGAGCAGTTGATGCCACCTTATTACGTCTTAACTCTTGTTTCATATTTACACCAGAACGTCTGAACGTAATAAGTGGGGCAAGAGTTTTACCCTTCTTATCTTTTAAATATCCGTTTCGTTGGATGGATGCCCACTTTTCAGCATTAGCATATATCGTTGGTACTTGTATTGTTTCACCGTTATCTTCGATTTTTAACTGTATTGTTTGGTCAATATATGTTTTTACTGCAAAATCTATGTCATACAGTGTAACACCTAAATTACGAGTCTTATCTTTGTCTCGACGTATTTGTGTATCTCTGGCTTTACCCAAATCAATACGTGGATTTTGTTCAGAGTTTCTGTCATCTATAAAAGAATCTCGTGTTCTTTTTAGTGGCGGTTTACGATATGGTGATGAGTTTTTCATTAGATGTTGTCCGGTAGGTCATTGTTTTCGGCAATTCTTGGAGCAGAACGAACTTCTTCCACATGGATTCTTGAACGTCTTGTCAAGTGTGTATTAGCAATGATAGAAACATTATGTCCCCATCTTTCTGTTGCAAACGAATAATCTGGATTCTTACCACCGAAATATTGGTTTTCAAGTATTCCATCAACTTCCCAATATTCACCATTATATTCGATTACATCACCAACTTCAATATAAGTTTCGTAGTCTTTTAGAAGTTCACGGATAAAACCAAAATCACAAACTTGATTGTAATCTTGTCCAAATTCTGTTCCTTCGAATGTTTGTTCTTGGCGGTTTATTAACGACGGTATCTTAATCGGTTGATGATAAATCTTTTTATCGGATTCATCGTAAATATTGGTCTTTGTATTTTCAAGAGACAACTTATACAAACCAACTTCGGTATCTATAATATCCACAATCAATTCCATATTGAACTTGTGAACTAATCCTGCATCTCGTTGTCCATGAAATAATGGCATCTATTTACCCCACGTAAATTTTGAGCGGTGTTGCATTAAGTGAAACACTCAAAGCCTCAACTTCTGCACGTTTTGCTTCAAGCAATTTTGAACGTGTCATTGTATCTAACATTGTTCTTAATTCTTCGATAAGACCTTGTTTTTCTGTTCCAGCGGCTGATAAAAGGTCGGCTGCGTTAAGTGTTGTCTCTCCATTTGGAATTGGAATAGAACCGTATTTACCACGAATATATCCCAAGTTTTCTTTTACAAGAGCAAGAGTATAACGATAAATCCATTGACGACCAACCGAGTTTATCTTTCCATATTCCATACGATTGTATGGTGCATTAGACATATCCGACACAAGACCAGTAACACCAGAACCACTCACAGGTTGATATTTTAGAGGGTTTGAACGTTCTTCTTTCACAATATACTCAATCCAAAGCTTAAAGTCTTTAACGGGTATAGGAAATATACGAAGTTCGTTATCAATTATCTCGAATGAATACGACGATTTTCTCATAAGGTCATTGAATTCAATTGCTTGAATACGAAGTAAGTCTGCATACATAGGCATCAACATGAATGATACACCCGTTGAATATGCACCGAAACCGAATGTATCTAACATCGCTTGATTACCCAAGTAAGGATCATAGAAACGAATAGATGCCGGTGGTGAATAATGATGTACTTTCTTTATTTCGATAGATGCCGTTGGATTATAAACACTTCTGATAAGTGTATTTAGATTATATCTTTGTTTATTTGTTGTGATATCAATAGACGCGGAATAAAACTTAACATTACCGTTTGTAAATGTCTCTGAACCATACTCGGTTGCTAATTGAATAAGACCACCCATATTAGTTGAAATATTTTGGTGGGTAAGATTATTACTCGTCGGTGTACCCATAATAGACAACATATTCTGTTGAATATTAAACTGGTTCACGTGGTTTGAATATTCCGAAATGGCTTCTTCAAAGCAAGCATAAAAGTTTCCAGCTTGTAATTCTATGTCTACAAGGGGATAACCGAGACGCTTTGCACACCAATCAGCCACATTATCTGCGTCTGTTTGAAATGATGCCTCTGCATCAAAAAATCCGAACGGTGTACTACCTGTTGTGAAACTGGATGAACCGGGCCATATTGGGATTTCTACCATTTACGTCTCTTATTTCTGTTCTTCAAAATAGTTCAATATATTGTCAACTATTGGATGGCGATGGTTTGTTTTTAGTTCATAACAACCAAGACCTGGAACAGAGTTGACCATATTAAATAAATATGGAAAACCAGAGTCTTTCTTGTTTTTCAAATCTGTTTGTGAGATATCACCGCAAATCAACATCTTGGAATTTGTACCAAGACGCGAAAGAATCATTTCCATCTGTGATTTTGTTACGTTCTGTGCTTCATCCACAATAACACAAGCATTTACAAATGTTCTACCACGAAGAAATGAGATTGGTGCAATCTCAATGATATTTTCGTTAATGAACTTGTCAATCTTTGGTTTACCATACAACATATACATATTCGCGTGAATTGGTGCTACCCACGGGTTCATCTTTTCTTTGATGTCACCTGGAAGGAAACCAATATCTTCATTAGATACCGTTGGTCTTGTGATGATGATTCGTTCTACTTCACGATAGAAAAGATATTCAAGTGCAATTTGTGTGGCAAGAAGTGTTTTACCCGAACCAGCTTTACCCGTTAGAACTGAAATTGTATCTTTCAAGATGTGAGATTTTGTTTCTTTTTGTTCAGCATTTAGAGACAGATTAAATTGTATCTTATTTTTGATTTGTTTTCGCCCTTTCTTTATACCGTTTACTTGTATTCCCACAACTTCTTCCTCTACAACATATTCTTCTGAATGTTCATTCATTCTCATAAAAAACTCCTACAAAAGTTTAGAAAGGGTTTCTCCTATTACTTTACCGTCTTGTTTGAATTCCACATAAGAGTTTTCTATGTTTTTTACTTTATGTGTCCACTCAAACCCGACCATACCGACTAAATCTGCACCGCGTGATATTGGATATACCACGGCTGTTTTCGTTCCTCTTTGAGCAAAAAAGGCACGAGTTAAAATATCATCTATATCTTCTGCTATTGGAAATATACCGCGTTCATTTTGAACAACATCTACTAAACCTGAATACAAAGAGATAGGAAGGTTTTGATATTCCTTGAACTCCGTTGAGACTCCATCTTCAAGAGCTTCAAATGTAGTTGAGAGCTTTGTCATTGATTTACCCGTTCCGTATTTACCGCCATTGTGACGTTGGAGGATGAATGCTCGTTGTGCACCGTACTCTTGGAGTTGTTGTTCGAGAATTGTTTGAACTAATTTTGATTGAGAAATTTCGCGGTTCACCTTACGGTGTTTATATTCGCCGTACTTATATTTGAGGAACCATGAGAGAAACACACCCAATAGGGTGACGGCACTAGAGATACCGAGTCTGATGAGGTCTATGTAATCTGTGAATAGTTCCATATCCTATAAATAGGATGGTTGGAAAGAAAAAGACAACCGAAAATGGTTGTCTTTTTGTTTTTACAAGAACGTATGAATGTGTTTATCTATCTCTAACAACTATACCATCAACAATATATGATTCATTCTTTTCGACGGTCAAATTATAAACATTAAATTGACCAATCAACTCAATTGATTCCAAATAAACTATTTTACCATTTTCATCAAAAACACCGTCACCAAGTAATAGATTTTTTGCTTTAATAAAGACGCCATCTTTTCTTAGAATCGGATGTTCTTCGGTTAAATGTAAAGATAAATTATTTGAAAAACTGTATTTAAATACATCAAATGACTTATCAATATGGCTATCAACAGTTAAGACAATAGTATTTTCAAATTTATTATTGGTAGTATTGTAAGAAATAACACAATCTCCAGATTTTATTTCATTTATAAATTTAAATCCATCTATTGTTTTTACTTTAGAAAATCCAGGGAAACAAGCGGTAAGGCCATCGGAATCTCTTGGTTTATCCTGGTTATAATCATTTCGTGGGATGACGGTTGTTCCTGCTAATGTAGTAATTACAATCACATCATCTCCATTCTTAATATATATAGTATCATCACCAGACGATTGTGTATTATTTTCACCGGAACCACCACCACTATTAGTTCCACCAACATGGTGAGCCATTATCCATTCGGTATCTTTATTTATCAACTGATTTTCTCGATTTCTCATCCTATCAAGTTCTAGGGATGGATCTGTTGTACCTTGTAAACTAATTTGATTTTTGAAATCATCAAGTCCAGATGCACGAGATCCAAAAAGTGGTCCAGTTATAGTTGTATCTACACCATTAACACTAGATCTATTTTGGGCTCTTGTTTCTATTTCATTCTTTACCCAAGATTCTCTTTGTGCCTGTATATAGCCGTCTGCTATTTGTTTAGAATATTTTGCTTCCTGTCTATTATTAAATCCAGGTACGATAACAAGTTCACTATTACCATTAGAATCTATATCAAGGGCAATTGTGCCTGCATCAGGTGTTAAAAGATTTTCAACTGAGTTCATTACATCTATTGCGTTCTTATTGTGTACACGTATTCCATTTGCAATATAAGTACTAAACTCATCAACTTCTATATTATAGACAGTATCAATATTTAAAAATTCTTTCGAAATAATAGAAATTTCACATTTATCAACATTTATTAGATTATCCCCTATATTTAGTGTACCAATTTCTTTAAATCCATCTTTTGTTAAAAATGGGTGATTTTCTGTTGTGTCTATAATTGTACCGTCGGATAAAAAATATCTATATATTTCCGACCCTGTGTATTCGTCATGTACAAATTTATTTACTATTTTTCTTTCAAAAAGTTCACCTCTTTTATCAAATGAAATAACAAAATCACCAACATTTAAGGATTCTATTGTACGTTCACCATTTGGTGTTAAAATATTAATATAATGTGGAAAACAAGTCTGTATAGTATCATTCCAGTATGGACCAAATGTTGGTCTACCATTTACATCTGTTTGACCATTACCACTAGGGGTTTCATTTAATTTTTCTTTTGCTGCCTCTTGTGTTGAAGGGGTTGGGTTAGCATTAACACCATCGGAGGATGTACTAGGTCGCCATATATATCTAGGCTTGTATCTTTTCACGGTTATCGTCGAACCATCAGGTTGTGGTATTTTTTCTTCCTCAATATCGTAAATAGTATTACCATTTGAGTCAGTTTCTACACCAATTGGAAGGTCATATAATCGTCTAGTAGTAATTTTTCCAGTCGATTCATCAACCACCACACCTTCAGATACTTTTTGACATGGATAACATTTTGTACCACCACTTTGTACAAATGGTTTTTTTAGACAACCCAATTTTTCTGCAAGAGATTCTAAATTTTTAATGTCCTCTTTTTTTCTTTCTTCTTTCTTTTTTTCTTCCAGTTCTTCTTTATACCACCCGTAATAAAGATCGATAACAATCCATACCATTTCAAGTATACCAGCAACATCAAGAATTGGCAATGGTCCATCTGCTGCAGCCAACCCAAGTGACGTTAGCCCACCTGCAATTAATCGGGCTGCGATGTCCCTAGCACGTCCAGCAAGGGTTGTCTTAGATATCCATTGTATTGCACTATATATAACAAATGGTGTAATTGGGTTATTATAAAAAGTTGTTTTTTTGCCACCATACGCAAAGAAATTGTATATTTCGTAAATAGTCTTATATACAGTTGATACTGTACCCATAGTATGGCTAAAATGATGTAATCCATGCGTAACTGTTTTTAAAAATGTTGGACAGAAAGCCGATAAAAATCCATCTACAGCAATAACTCCTCCTGTAAACTTTTGTAGATATTTTTTACCGGACTTTAATACACCAGAAACTGTGATTGAATTTTCACTATGTGCATCAACACCGGATTTATATCGAACGCCTGCATCTTGAAGTATCAAGAAGGCTTTACCGGGTGTAGCACCGGATATTGTCCCATCCGCATTGACACGATAGCCATCTTTTGGATCTCTTGTTAAGAGACCAGAACGTATCTGATCAAGTTCCGGTGCTATTTTTTTTGCTTCATCTTCATCAGTTATACCATTCTTTTTAAAAATTATACCCATTTGTTCTTGGATATCAAATTCATCACCTACATTATATTGACGTCCGTTATAAGTAAATGGATGAGTCACGATATAACCTTTACCATTTAATCCAGGATACTCGGTTTGTGTTCCTCCAACGATATCAGTTCTTGTATTAGACCGTGTAGTTAAATCTTCGTAAGTCGCTTCTCTTAAGTCTGGATTATCACTAATAAAATCTTGTAAATTATTTATATCATTGTTTACATTTCTAGCTTTAATATGATCTTCTATATACTGATTTGTAGATTCGCTTGCAAACGAAACCCCCTCCGAATATCGACCATCTCCTAAATTTTGCATAAAAGATATACCGTGATTTTCACGTATGGCCGCATTTATGGCTCGCTGTAAATCAGAAGACGGGTTATTTTTATTTTCTTCTATTAATGAATCTATCGTCTCTTGTGTTGGTTTTCCATCTGATGTTGACCCCGGAAATCCGATAAACTTATATCCAGTTATATTCCCATTGTTGTCTTGTTCTATGGATATAGTTCTTCCGTTTCCAGTAAAATTTGAATAAACATTTCCGACTAATGTTCCATTGGTATTTATACCAGGTAAACTATTTGTAACATTTGATCTATTTCTTATAAATTCAAGTGAACTGTCACTAAAATTTACAAGTGCACCTGAATCATAAAATGTTTTAAAATTTATTCTATTTTTGTCTTCCATATTTCCCCCACAGTCTATTTAAAATAAACTAGTTTTTTCAACTGATTTTAGTAGAGAAATAATCTCATTAAACCACGCAATTGTACCGGATGTATTTTCTGGATTTGGTGGGTTTGACATCAACTGTTTTACTTTTTTTTCTGTACCTTTAATATCTTTTATAGTTTTGATAATTTTTTCTTTATCGTCTTTTTTAATCTTTACAGTTGTTTTCATTTAGATTTCTCCGGTATTTTAAAATCTTTATTATTAGATAGTTGATGATAATACTTGTTCAATTATTTCCCAAACTGACTCCAATTCATTTAGTTCTTTCATCCTGATTTCATTTTTCTGAATCCAAGTCAGTTTATTCCAATCCGAGTCAGTCCAATCACTTCTAAACTGGGGTATTAAATCAACTATCTTAAATATATCGTCCCAAGAAAATGACTTTATATGCATTTCCATTAGTCCAAAATATATATCCAATATTCTTGTTTTATCGACCATAACATCATTTGGATAGATTTCAAATCTACCAATTTTTCCAGAATTAAAGAAGTTATCAATAGGAAAAACTCTAATATTTGGATCATATGAATCACTTCTTAGTGTTTCGACACAATATAATTCTTTCCATGATGCATTAAAAATTTTTTCATCTGATGGTATATACGTTGTAGTATATTTTCTCCAATCATAATAGTCCATATAAAATAGATGTTGAAGTGGATTCGGGCCATACTGTTCACTCCTACGGCGTAACACAGGTCTTTTAATATTACTAGATGTTTCATTTTTTATATCTACTATATCAAATTTAGATAAAGATGATAATAAACTTCTATAAGAACCTCTAAATTTATCAGAAGTATTGGACGTATTAGAATTATATAATGACTCCTCTTTACCATTTCTAAATTTTCCACCGAATTTTGGACCAATATTTTTTCTGTAAGAAATTGTATTTGGGGTTATCAAATCAGCATATAACTCATGTTCAGATATTCTATCACTATAAAAGTATTTTTTACCGTCTTTACTTTTTTCAAAATATTTTGATTTATTTGGAACACTATTTGAATCATTATATCCCAAGAATAAAGATTTAATAGCCGGCCTATTGGTATAATAATAACCAGATTTAGAAATCATAGTTAATGTATCATTAACGGGTGGTGCACCATTCACTAAAAATTCACCAGACTCCGAGCCTTTAATTGTAATATCCCCATTTGAAGATTTTGCAGTAACTGGTTTACCACTTTTAGATAATTTATATGTTTCGTCCAAAAAAACCTTTTTACCACCTTGAAGGGGACTCCAAATTTTTGGAGAAACAAAAGATTTATCATATCCCGTGTATATACATCGTTCAATATATGAATTGCCATCTGTATAATATGGCTTACCTTTAGAATCATAACCTAAAAAATCCAAAATTGGTGTATCAATTGAATACATATGAGAACATTGTATACGTTTCTTATCTGCTTCACTTACTCTTTTTGGTCCAACCGGAGAAACCGTAGCAGTTTTAAAAGGTTCTTTCAAAATGTCGGGTTCTATTATTAGATCAAGTCCTTTATTAGTCATAGACACTTGCATAATACCATTTGGTGTAATTTCGGAGTCTCCACTGGGGTATCGTTGATCAGAATTTCCAGATAATTTATTCTGTTGTTGTAGTTTAAATCTTTCAATTTCACCTATAGAAATGGGTATTAGTTGGTCGGATTTTTTTATATGCAAATTTTGATCTACAGCTTCGTTTCCAGATATTACTCTCGGTGGACCTACCTGTGACCGTGTGCCTCGAATACTTCCAGTTATTAGTGATGGTTGAATATTTGGCTGGTCAAGAAGACCATTCTCTAAGTTCTTAATAATAGATCCATAGTCAGAAAGACTTTCGACTGCACCTGTCAATTCTATATCATTCATTTTATTTTTACTCAGATGTTATATAAATCGTAAATGTAGTTATAAATTGGATAACGTTAACCACATATACCAAATTACCCCAATTATTTTTATTAGACCAATAATAGTCATTATTTGTGGCCATACCAAACTTTTCCTAACATATTCGTCAAACACCTGCACATCAAACGGGTCTTTTTGTGATGATGACAATGTTTTAAGATACTTTTCAAGACGTTTTTTTGGTATGATAAATGAACCAGGTAATCTGACGACTTTTGTTGTTTTACTTAGCCACCAAATATATTCTTCTTTAAATAATTTTTTTGCCTCTTCTTTATTTGATTCACTCTTTTTTGCGTAATCAACTAGATCTTGCCACGTAGAATTTTTAAACTTTGGGTGTTTAGATAATGGAGATCCGGGCAACGAACTGAATAAGCTGTGACCAGGTTTACCAATTGACGCCCATGTCTTATCTAATGATTCAGACTCACCAATTGGATTATTTGATATATTAGCCAATAATACATTATAAATGTCTTTAATCTTAACATCTTTTATTTTACTAATGTCATTTTTGATTAAATCCTGTATGTGGTATTCATTAACAAAATTTAGTTTTTTATCCATTATTTTCCTTTCTATTCATATAAAATAAATATGATGACATAAATAATAATATCACAAAACCACCATATTAATAGAAATATAATTCATGGCCTACCGGTCCCATCCAAAAAACCTTCTCTAACTTTTTTAGAAGTTTCTATTAACTCATCTAACATAGTCGATAGTTTATCAAAATTTGATGATTTTGTTAAATTATGAACACACATATCCTCCGCAATATACGCATTATGTTCATCAACTTCTAAATTATAAACAACGTCATTAAATAAAAAGTCTTTAGAAACAATAAATACTTCTTCATTCTTATAATTAAGAACAGAATCACCTATTTTTAGTTTACCTATTTGAATAAACCCATTATTAGTTAAAACGGGATGGTTATCTGTTATATCCATTGTTTTACCATTTGACATAAAATACCGATAAACATCAGATTTTTCTTCATCCGCATGAATATACTTCCTAATGACCTTTCTTTCATAAAGATTCAAATCCTTATCAAATGTCACCACAAGTTCACCAACGTTTATTTTCGAAATTTCTTTGTATCCAGATGGAGTCATTACTTTTACATAAGCAGGAAAACAGGTACTATTTTCAATATCTTGTCCTCCGACAACACCACCCGAACCACCACCAGACCCTGCCGGAGGTTTTGATCCAGTAGAAGTCGATGCATTCTTTGAAACTGTGGCAATCTCTCTTACAAAAATATCATAATTTGTAGAATCTATTCCAAAATCGGCCATACTTCTTGGCATAATCATATAGCATTTATCACCAAGTTCATCAAATGGATACTGAAATTTTTGTATACCGATTATATCTAGTGGCCACTTATACATTTGTAATTGTTGTTTATTTAATTCACTTGGACTTATCCCATAATTTTTATTTAACCATTCTTGATAAAATTGATTTTTTAAATCAAAATTTTTACCAGGTATTTTTAGGTGGTTTTCTGACATTTCAGTTGCATAAGGTATGTATACATATGATTTATACCATCGATTTCCAAGAGAAGTTTCTGTTTTATTTTCATCTTGTATTATATACTTTTTACCAGATTCAAACTTAAAACCATATGACTCTGTACTAGGATCATTGTTTATAATATTTGGACCGTCATCGTTGGATATAATTGGAAACTTTGTACCAGGTTGTGATATCATATTTGTTCCAACTTTATATAAAGAATCTAATTTAGTAAATCCAACGTTTTTTACGCGAACCAAACAATGTTCGGTCTGATGTATATTTTCGACTGGTTCGCCGGATTCACCATAATCAAATCCTTGCCATTCAAAAACAACATCATCTCTATCAAAATATTCACCCGATCTTGGACCAGATTGATATGTTTTAAATTGCAAAGATGATAACTCTTCCAATGTAATGTCTTTTATATAACCATTTTCTTCAAAAAATTGCATTACATCTTCAACATCGTTTGGTATTATTCTATACTCACTATTTACAATTTTACAAGTTCTGGGGGCATACCATCTATCTAAAACTTTTAGATTATAAACCTCTATAAAGTCTCCGACTTTAAAATGATATCGTTCGGGGACATAACCGGTGTCAGTTTCCCAATAGGTTTTTATTGGAAAAATTGCACTATAATTTTCAAATTCTGGTCTACCATACCTCTCTAATCTTTCGCGATCAGTACTGATACTACCATCAGTTCCTGGTGGAAATACCTCCACCGTCGGTAATGTCTTTCCCTCACCCATATCTACATCTTTAAATTGTGCGAATGGTTTACCTTGAGATGGTGATTCGGGTATTCCTGGAAATCCGTTAATATTTTTTAAAAATTTTGCAGAAACAACAAATCCACCAGAATCTGTCTGATAGACAAACCCTTCATTTGAATAAAATTCGGTTCCAAGTAATTCCATACCAGCGGTTTCGTCTTGAACATAAATAACCGACCTAATTTCTCTGGAGTAGGTTAATGGATCACTTGTTTTATACCTTTTCCATTCTTCACTTAATGGACTTATTGTTATACGTTGACCACTAGAACCAGTTCTTATGGAAAACTCGGAAAAATTTATTGGATCAAATGAAGTTTTGCTGAACTCAGAACCAAAATCTATTATTGCCCCTTCTTTTTCTATACGTTCATATTCATGATACATATCAACTATATCTTGAGTGGTCGCGGATGGAAATGGATAAATAAAATGTGCAGTAATTGCACCTCGTATATAATTTGTTCCATCCATCTTAACTTTACCAGACAAAACATCTCGTATAGAGACCCTAGTTCGACTCTGATTCGTTTCATCTATGTCCGGCGCGACTTGTTCATCTGGTACTATAACACATTTACCCTTACTTTTTTCAGTAGTAATCAAGAATCCACGTTCGATAGCAAGTCTAGGTTCACCCCATCTATCTCTTGCGCCATCATGAAATTCTATATCATTTGGTATGTTTGGGTGCCATGTATTATAATATACGGTATTTAATTCTAATTTCTTACTAAATGGTTTTGTGTTCAGAAATTCATTTTGACTTAAAATATGATATCTAGCGGCTAAATGTAAATTGACAGGAGCAACTTTGGTTTTTATAGTTGCTAGATTTGGTGCAACATTAACTTGACCCTGTCTTATTGGTTTTGGGAATGTTGCAATTCCAAATTCATTTACCACATTCCCCATATAATCGTGTACCCATCGTATTTCTAAAGGAAAAGGGTGTTCTTCCGCCGAAGGACCAAAACTTAAATCAAACCCACCACGTCTGTTGTTTGGATTTATTCTATCGTTTCCAAAATCAGTTCTTCCAATTATTTCTAACGGGTTTATTCCATCACCAGCCACTAGGTTAGTAGAACCATCTTGATTAAAATCTATCCAAAAATCATCTAAATCGAAATAATTTAAAGAAACTGGAATTCTACCTGAGTATACATTTCCACCATAGGTTGACATACATCTTTCATAGTAGAAAGATGGCTTAGATTCACCGATGACAACCCAACCTTCTACGTCAAAAAATTGAGATGTTGGATTATAATTACCAATCATATATGAGTCGTACATTTCTCTGATTGTTTTTGTCTGATCAAAAGAATCGTTGTACCTAATTTTCGCAAGTAAATATGATTTTTTTATCACACCAACAAAATCTTGACTACCAAATACGTCATATGTGCCATCATTATCAACGTCTAAACTTAGATAATCCGGAATACCGTCATTATTAGAATCTTTTAGATCATCTGGAAATACTTTTGTCCCATTGGTTGATCGAAATCCCCAATCATCTAGTCCATAAGTACCAATCTCACTTCTATTTGGTATACCGTTTCCAGTAAAATTTCCGTTAACTACTGTGTAGTCCGTGCCCCGTCTGAGTTCTTCAAACTGACCACTTGGTATTTCTACAAAAATCTCTTTAAATTCTATTATAGATATTCTACGAATTAAAGCCATATGATGGTGTCCTTCTAACTATTAAAATCAAAACAAAATAAAAAAAATTAATTATAGTTATAAAATCTATTTATCGGTGTAAATGAAATCGAACTCAAATTAGAATTGAATTGAGATGACATAGTCAAATTAACGAATGAATTAACCGGAATAAATTGAAATTGTCTACTTAATTGAGGATCGATAATTAAATTTGATTTTGGAAATATATTTGTAGTTAATGAAACTAGATTAGTTACTCTTGATTCTAATGTTCTATCGGAAATACGGTTTAATCTAGAATTAGTCAAAATTTGAATCATCCCATCGGACAATAATGGATTATTTTCTGTTGTCTTTACAGTCGATAACGACCCATTTACCATTTCTTGGGTTGAGTTATACAAATTCACATTATTTAAATTTATTGATGATATATTTGGAAGAGAACTATCAGAGCTAAATGATATAGGTTTTTCTTGCTGTTTATATTTAAACCCAACACTAGCTCTAGCTAATTTTTCATCTGAAATTAATAGTGATGAATCAAATAAATTTGAAATAGATGAATTTAAAAGAGTGTTATATCTAACGCTGTTTTGTACACCACCCGAAGATTCTTCAATTATTGGTACGTTTAATGTATAACCTTTTTTTAATTTTCTACCATATATTGAATTAGTATCATAATTTAATAAAGGAAGTTTAGAGTAATTTAAAATATCTCCATTATTATTTGATGTACTCTGATTACTTATTGTTCTGTCACGTAATATCTGTGGTATTCTCTGATGTAAATCGGTAGACATCTTGTACATCTGCCCACTAACAGGGTCTTGGTGGAAGTGTGTACCATCCGCGGCTGTACCAGCAACAGGGAACCCTTGTATTTCTTCTAAATTAGGAGTGTTCTCGTCTACTTCAATCGGACGAGCAGATGACATTGGCAAATTCATATTCCGTACCCCCAATGTTGCCATTCCCATTCCCATCGGTTGTGTACCCATTCCCATAGGTGTTCCATATGATGTTGTTGCCATGTAAACTCCTTACTAATAAACACTTCAATATACCAATAAATATGGACAAAAACAAAAAGGGAGTGATTTCTCACTCCCTCTTTCATTTACTTCTATCAAAAGATAGATTAGATATCACCGAGCGAATCTACTTGGATAAGACCGTAGAACTCAGGACGGACTACCTTCTTAGCGTAGCGAGTCATGACACCCTTACGTGGTGTGAAGTTCGTTGGGT